CCGTACGCGAGGCAGCGATGATCTTGGCCGTAGATATTTTTCAGGCTCGTCAGGTTTCACAAACAGGCGGCGTATCCATCGATGGATTTAGTCCAAGCCCCTACAGGATGGGCAATAGCATGATCGGAAAGATCCGAGGCTTAATCGCAGGATATACAAACCCTAATTCGATGGTCGGATAATGACAGCGGCCATCACAACACTTAGAGCGACACTAGCAGCCGCCTTGGACAGTCCTAACGACTGGAATACATACAGCTACCCTCCGGCCACAATTACGGCCAACAGCGTAATCGTCAGTCCGGCAGAGAATTACATTACACCGAGTAATAACTCTTACGCATCTATTTCGCCTCTTGCTAATTTTCGGATCATCATGACCGTACCTATGTTTGATAATCAAGGCAACCTACAGGGTATCGAGTCTTTAGCCGTAGCTGTGTTTAACAAACTAGCGGCATCAAACATCAATCTAAACATTTCGGCTATGAGTGCTCCATCTGTCCTTGAGGTACAAAGTGGATCGCTACTTACGGCCGATTTCTCTATATCCGTACTAACGAGCTGGAGCTAACAATGTCTGACCTAACACCCGAGGATTTGGCTTTCTTAAAAAAGATAGGTCAGATCGAAACAACTACAACTAAAACAACAGCCAAGAAAGACGAGGAATAATCGTGGCAATTTTTCTAAATAATAAGGTCGGCTTTAAGGTCGGCGCTACACCTGTAGATTTTACTGATCACGTGACCGCGTTTACGCTGACACAGCAAAGCGATCAGCTTGAAGTTACAGCGATGGGCGATACAGCTCATAAATTTGTTACTGGTCTATCAGCTGACACGATCACAGTATCTTTGTTAAATGACACAGCTGCCGGATCAATCTTGGCAACGCTGCAAGCTGCATACGGTACGACCGTAGCTTTTAAGGCGATCCAAGATTACACAACTGCTATCTCTGCTACGAACGTACTCTATAGCGGTACATTTTTGGTAGACAATCTAACTCCCCTCAACGGTGCTGTCGCCGATGAAGGCATGATGGATTTGACTTTTACATGTAACTCAAAAACAGTAGTAGCAACTACTGGCACTTGGTAATCAACTAACTAACAAAGGGGCAAACCATGGCAAGACTAAAGATCGTACGTAACGATGGCACCGAACTAGTAGGCGAAATATCGCCCTCTATTGAATATGCCTTTGAGCAGTATTACAAGACTGGGTTTCATAAAGCGTTTCGCGAAATGGAGCAGCAGTCGATGGTCTACTACTTGGCTTGGGAAATTACAAAGCGTGCGGGTGAAGCACCTAAACCTTTTGGCGAGTCTTTTGTGGAAACACTTAAGTCAGTCGAGGTATTAGACAGCGACCCTTTAGCCTAAAGCGCGATCTCCCGTTTACATATTTGATCGCAAGATTAAGTATCAGACTGGGGATCGCGCCTCAAGCGCTATTAGATCTAGATAAGACAATGCTCGATGCACTTGTGCAAGGGCTTAAAGATGAAGCGAAGGAGTCAAGCGATGCCAATCGAGTTAAGCGGCGTAGATGAACTCCGTAAAGCCTTAAAGCAATATGCGCCTGATCTAGATAAACAGCTTAAAAAAGATTTAACTCTTGCTACTCAAAACGTAGTAAATGCTGCTCGAGGGTTTGTACCCGCTACTCCTCCCCTATCTAACTGGGGCCGCGATGGCGGTAACTTTCCAATCTATAATGCGGCAGCTATACGTAACGGCATAAGATTAAGCACAGCCCGATCTAAGATAAATAAAAATGGTTTTGCATCCTCTGTACGTATTGTCAATGCTAACGCTGCCGGTGCTATCTATGAAACAGCGGGCCGTAAAAACCCTGGTGGGCAACCTCAGGGCAAAACTAGAGAAGTAGTAATCCCTACTTTCCGTAAAGATACCGGTGTCGGTGAACATCGTTACATAACCTCAACCGGTAAGAATTTCGGCAAGAGTAATAACCCTAATGCCGGTAGACAATTTGTAGATGCTGCTAATGCAACAGGAATACTCGTAAACGCTAAACCTCGCGTAGCTGGTCAAAGAGGGCAGGTTTCACGTAAATCTACAGGCCGTCTTATCTATCGTGCGTGGGCAGCCGATAACGGTAAAACTAACGAAGCTGTCGTAAGGGCGATCATGAAAACTAATGATCTCTTTATGAGCAAGACCTCAGGCTTTGCTACACGTGGCGTTAGGAAGGTTGCATAATGGCCGGTACTAATTTAGATATTAAGATAATTGCAGAATTTTTAGGCAAGACCGCTTTTAAGCAAGCTGAGACAGCCACTAACAAACTTAATAAGACTGTTAAATCTCTTGGCTCATCTTTCGGTGTTGCTTTTGGAGGCGCTGCTCTTGGCTTGGCTGTTCGCTCTGCCGTTAAAGAATTTGCAGATGCAGAGCGCGAGACTATTGCTCTTACTAATACTGTTAAAAATCTAGGGTTAGCCTTTGATGCTCCGGCAGTCTCAAACTATGTAGATCAGATCGGCAAGCTCTACGGCGTAACAGGTGCTCAAGCTGTACCGGCTATGCAAGCTCTACTCTCAGCCACCGGATCGGTATCTAAATCAACCGAAATCATGAACGTAGCCCTCGACCTTGCTGCATCTCGTAATGCCGATGTAGCGGCTGTCGCATCTGACTTGGCTAATGCCTATATTGGTAACTCTAAAGGACTTGCTGTATATCGTTTAGGTCTGACAAAAGCCGAACTATCGGCCATGACTTTTGATGAGATCTTACAAAAAATAGCTACGGATACCTTAGGCGCAGCCGATGAAGCGGCAGCGAGCCTAAGCGGCAAAATGGCAATACTTTCAGAGGCAGTCAATCAAGCTCAAGGGCGTATCGGTGGCGGCCTAGTCGATGCTTTAGGTGGACTAGCAGGGCCTAACGGTGCCGGCGGTGCAGCTCAGACTATTGAGAATTTATCTACAAAGCTTACTAATGCCATTACAGGGTTTGGATACCTAGTACAAGAAGTCAAGATCGCTCAGCCGATCCTCGTAGGTGCCGGTATTGCTATCGGCCTTGCATGGGCTCCATGGTTTACAGCTATTAGCGTTGCTGCTCTTGCTGTAGGGGCCTTAGGTAATGCCCTAAAAAAGAATAACGCTATACCCGCTCCCAATATGGGCCCTCTATTTTTTCCGGGTTCAGGAGATGGTGGATACAAGGAGCGCGAGGCTGCACGTAAAAAGGCAGACCAGGAGGCAATCGCTCGTAATAAGCAAATTGCTAAATTTATTAAAGATCAGGCTAAATCAGCTGCGGAAATTGTTAAGCAAAGAAAGTTACAAAACGCAATCGATAAAGCTAACTTATTACTTGGCAAGGGTGAAGGTGTCTTTGATTTAGATGCCATCCAATTAAATGCAGCTCTTATAAATCAAGCTAGACAATTAGGAGAAGTTACTAACTCTGCTCAGGTTTTGGCTATTACTAATGATATTGCTCGCTTAAACGTCAAGCGCTCTATGTACGAGCTAGAGCAAGCTATAGCCTCAGGTGATCTCAAGGCTATCGAGGCCGCTACTTCTAAGCTAAACGCAGATTTAAAAATACTAGGTGCGCTAACTGGACAAAAAGAAACTCTGACTACGATTAAAACAATTTTAGATAGCCTTTTGCCTAAAGACTTAATTAATCTGCAAAATCTCAGAGATGCTATTGCTCTACTTTCACAGATCAAAGATACAACTCCATCATCATCTGCCTCCTCTTTCTTTTCCAATTTCCCGGGATCAGCTGCAAGCGCCTTTAACGCTGCAACACCTGAACAGCAAGCAACCCTCGGAGGTTATGTACCTTTTGTAGGATCTATTGCTCCACCGGATGTTTTAGATTTTGGCGGATCAGGTGCAGGGTTAGGTAATAACGGTTCAGGATCTCAAGTGCCAGCCGGTGTCAGTATTACTGTAAATACAGGTATAGGCGATCCGAACGCTATAGCCGAAGCCATCGATCAAGTCCTCACCGATGCAGTAAATCGAGGCACTTTACGCGGAGTCTTTACAGCATGACCGCATGGGTACCCGAGTGGCGCATCAGCGTAGGCGATGATGTATACACGACTGTTACATCTGCAAGCCTAACTACCGGACGTACAGACATCGATCGGCAACCTAACGCCGGATATTCGCGCATTGAAATTATTAATACAACAGGTGCGGCTTTTACTATAGATGTAGGAGATGCTGTATTACTAGAACTGAAAAACTCAAGCGGCACTTATGTGCCTGTTTTTGGTGGGGCTGTTACAGACTTTACTATTGGAGTACGTAGTCCTGAGGATGCAGGGTACATAACCTATGGCACCGTATTGGCTATTGGTAGCCTTGCTCGCCTTGCCAAGTACATTTATACAGCTGCCCTTGCCGAGGGCTTAGACGGCGCTCAGATAGCAACTATCTTAGGTGAGGCTCTTGACTTGTCATGGGCTGAGGTAACTCCTACTCTTACATGGGCTACCTATCCGCCGCTTGTCATGTGGGAGGATGCTGAGTCTTATGTAGGTACTGTAGATAGCGGCGTATATACGATGATCGCTACAACAGCGGCAGATGTAAAAGCTGAGAATTTAGCCGATCAGATAGCGACAAGTGCGCTAGGCCAGCTCTACGAGGAAAAAGGTACTGGCAACGTTAATTATGACGATGCAGACCATAGAGAAAATTACCTCAATACTTATGGCTATACCTCTATAGATGGCAGTTATGCCACCCCGGCAAGTGTTAGGTCTTTAACTCAAGTAGCAAAGATACGTAACAGCCTAATCTATAAGTACGGCGCATCCTATGGCTCGACCTATACAGATAGTGATGCAGACTCAATCGCTACCTATGGCAGGTATGAGTACCGGGTAGAGAGCAATATTAAAACGCTTGCCAATATAACGGCGGTAGCCACACGAGAGCTACAGCTACGAGCTGTCCCCTATGCTCAGTTTGCCTCAATTACTTTTAGACTAGATAACGCCGATATGCCTAGCGCTACACGTAACACAATTATCAATACCTTTTTTGGACAGCCTGTAGAGATTACTAATCTGCCTAGCAATATGTTTGACGGTACTTTTAAAGGTTTCCTTGAGGGTTACAGCCTTAACTCGACTCCCACTTATGTAGATCTGACTCTTAATTTGTCACCGGCTAAGTTTAGTCTCCCTGTAGACCTTGGCGAGTACACGCTATCTGCAACTATTGTGGATGATGGAATTACTAACTACACGATCCCAGCAGGTAAAACACAGATTGCTGTATTCGCTGTCGCTTATGGTGGCGCAGGTAGCACCGGAGGCAATGGAGGTAGCGGCTCATCTGGCATAGGTGGATCAGGCGGTGGCGGTGGCGGTGCTGTTGGTTTTTGGAATTATGACGTTACGCCGGGAACTGTCTATGCAGTCAATTTAGATGCTGCAAGTACAAGGCGAGTTAGTTTTGGCTCACTTATCTCTGTAAGTGGTGGAGCCAATGGCAGTACAGGCGGAGGCTCCGCAGCTGGCGGTGGTCTGTACTCAAAGGATGCCAGCGTTATTTATTACGCATCTGCAACAGGCACGCCATCGGGTGCAGGTGGCGCAGCTGTTACAGCAGTAGGTAACGGTAATAACGGCCAAGATGGTTTTGGGGCAGGTACAACTCTTACGGTGCCTACAGGTTTAGGACTTCCTGCCAATATCAAATCAGGTGCGGGTGGCGGTGGTGGCGGTAGCGGAGCTAAAGGTAACAACAACTCATTTCTTTTTGGTGGGTCAGGTGGCGCAGGAGCAGCGGCAAGCGGTGGCAATAGTGGAGCCGGTGGTAGCGGCGGTAATGCTGAGCAAGACTCATCTACCTTAGGAGGAGTTACAGGAGAAAATGTTTTGTATTTAACTGGCAACGGTGGAGGTGGCGGCGGCGGTGGCGCTTTCCAAAGTTCTTATGGTTCAGGCAACGGTGCGGCA